TAATTCAATGGTTTATCTTGTGGCACCTATGTGTCACTACTCTAAACAACGCAAGGCACTTTTTTGTTTTTTAAGAAATAAAATGAGTAAAAACTCAACTATACAGCGGGTTACAGCATGGTAGATAAAAGATTGACTAGTGACACAAGTAGTGCCACAAAAGATATGTCTTTGAAGCATCCAAAGGATGAGCAAGGATTGACAGATAAACAGAAAATCTTTGTTAAGATATATACAGAGAATGAAGGTAGACTAACACCAACAGAGTGTGCAAGACAGGCTGGTTACTCAGAGGGTTCTGCTAATGTTACTTCGTCTTTATTATTAAATGGTAAACGCTATCCAAAGGTTGTAGAAGCTGTTATTGCAAGGCGCGCTGAAATTGAAAAGACACACGAAGTTAAACTAAATAAACATGTACAAGAGTTGGCTAGACTTCGTGAGAAGGCACTTAGTGAAAAATCTTATAGTGCTGCTGTTAATGCTGAGCGCTTGCGAGGGCAAGCTGCAGGATTGTACATCGATAGAAAAGAAATCAGAACAGGTGCAATTGACAGTATGTCTAGAGAAGAAGTTTTAGCTAAGTTAAAGGAAATAGGATTAGATGGTAAATTCAACAAAGAAGGATTTCAAACAGTACTTTCAGTCAAAGAAGAATCCAATAGCGAAGAGCTTAAAGACATCACGCCAGTGGAGTCAGAAGATAGTAAAGAGTAAGAAAAAGTATGACCGTAAAACCAGAGACAAGTTTTTGGAAGAGTTTAAAGAAATTATTGGAAGGTGGTGAATATATTGTTTCACGCCTTGAAAGTTATGTTACGCCAGGATTCCCAGATTGCCTTATTTATAACAAGGTTACAGGTTTCTTCACAGTTGAATTAAAGATAGCGCAAGCTAATAATAAAGTTAATATATCACCCTTTCAAATTGCCTGGAATATGCGTCACGCATTAGCTGGGTCACAGTCATACATCTTAGTTAACCTCCCTCTTAGAGGCAAGGTTAAATTGTTTCATGGTTGCAAAACCAAGGAACTTGGCCAAAGCACCGTGGACCTTGTGCCCGGGCTTTATGAGGGAAGGCTCGAGGACCTTGATTTGTGTCAAGTCATTTCAAACTCCCAAACTCCCCTTATATAAAAAAATCTGGGGATAACCTGTGGATAAGTCGCCTTCGGAGCACCGGGCGCCCGGCGCCCAAAACTCCCTGAAACTCCTTTAGTTTTTCCCAGTTTTCTGCGGATTCGTTGTACCTGCTTCGTTGCCCAGCTGCCCGGGAACCAGGATGCAGCGTAGCTCAGTCCTGAAACTCCCAAACTCCCCGCAGTTTTCCTAGGTTTTTTGTACCATCTTTGATCCTGCCGACTGGCCGGGCGCGCTGCGCGCCAGTTAGATTCATACCATGCTGGTAGCTGTCCAAGTTCCGTGAATCTCGGAAAGTTATCCACAACAAATTCTGTGGAGAGGTTGCATGTGATGTGACTAGGTGTTATATTATATATAGAAATAGAACAAAGGAGTTCATATGGTTATAAGAGAAGATGAAGATACATTGGTTACTGCATTAAGTAGAATAGCAGAAGCGATAGAAGATAACACAGATATACTTAAAGGTATTAAAGCACACTATGATGGTGTTGTACCTGTCATGACACGCAATGCAAAAAGAATAGAGGAGATACAAACACAAGAAGAAAAAGGATTTACTGAACAAGTTAGAGGCATATTCGCTAGTTAATGTCAAACTCCGAAACTCCCCAGTTATAAAAAACTGGGGATAACCTGTGGATAACTCGAAGTTATCGCCCGGGCGCTGCGCGCCTACCAAACTCAAACTCCCAAACTCCCTTACATAAAAAATCAAGGTTTCTGCCGTTTTCTCACAGGGCATGTTTGCGCACCGGGCGCGCGCCGGGAGTTCCTGTGCAACCTTCGGAATAAAAACCTTGGATTTCTCCCATTTTTTATTGCCCGGGTCTTGACTTCAGGATCCAGGAAGCATATATAGTAACCAGGAAGCAGGTGTAATATCCTGAATCTTAATAGAAATAGGATAAGAAAGGACGGAAATGCTTGATTTTTTAGTAGCAGTATTAATACCTTTAAAGCTCGTGCTGCTGGTGATGGGCTGCTGGTTCCTGCTGCACTGGCTGCTGGCGTAGCTGCTGAGATGCAAACTCCCAAACTCCTTAAATAATACTAAACAATAATAAGATCGGTTGGATGCCAGTTGTGTTACCGGCCCGGGCGCCCGCTGGTCTTCCGTGCAAGTTTTATTACTTCGCACTTGTCATCGAATTGGATTCGTGTTATGCAGAAGATAGAAAGAGAAAGGATTACTATGATTCGTTGGAACAAATGGACTAGAGATTATACATATACTTATGAATGGCATGATGGGGTTTGGCGACTTATCCACAAGAAAAGTAATCGACCCATTGTACATTGGTTTAAGTCATGGTATACTAAACCTAGTTATTTAACAGAGTGTGGTCAGCAACTAAGACGCTAACAGTAGAAACAAGCACTCGGTAAGGCATGGTAGTTATATCTGTAAGTCCTAAACTAATTGTCACTTTAGTTCAGTCGACAATACAGGGGCGATACCAAAACTATCGCCCTTCACAAACTCCCAAGCTCCCCAATTACAATAATAAAACGATGCCCGGGCTCACTTCGTTCGCCGCCCGGTACGGCAGGTGTTCGCTGAGATGCAGACGTAAAAAAAGGGTAGCTCGGAAGATACTACCCTTTGTAATGACTACGTTTAGTAGGATATAACTTACATAGTCAAACCCATTCTCTTTAATATGTATCCTATATCTGATTGCATATGATGTATTAGTTCTACTCTATCTTCCTTGTCTTGTGCAACCCATTCAATAATAGAGTTGCATAACACACCACTAATTAACTTCCAATCAAGACTGTCCTTTTGTGGTACTTTACTTATAAGTTCCTCAAGGTTTCCAGTTGTTGCTTGGTCTTTGCTGTATTCTATTATCTCCTTGAATACAGGTGTTACGTCTACGTTGTTTATAGACTGTGTCTTTACTAGGTCATTTGCCATTGTTATATCCTTTCTATTTATATTTATTAGATACCATGTATCCATGCATATTAATATAGCTACTTGCATTAAGTTGTGGATATCCTGTGGATAAGTCGTGCCCGGGTGTGACATTATGTCGCGCGACAAATTGTCGCAGGCGCCCGGGACTTAAGTGCATTACTCCTTGTCTGCGGCTCACTCCGTTCGCCGCCTGCGCTTAGGCCATCCCCCCCCTTTTGAGATGGGACCCCTATAGTTTTGGGTGTATACTGTTTGAGAGTGACAATACTGTAGGAAAACGTTATAATGCAGTTTCTAAAAAATTTTTAAAAAATGGAAAACAATTCGCAGTTAGAATCGCTTGATACTAATACTCTAAAACTTATTCTTAAAAATGCTGTTGAAGAAACCCGTGAAAAACAACAGGGTGACTTTATGCAGTTTGTTAAACAGGTTTGGCCAGAATTTATTGAAGGCAAGCATCACAAAATTTATGCAGAAAAATTAAATCGTATTGCAAACGGTGAACTTAAAAGACTTATTGTCAATATGCCACCAAGACATACAAAGTCAGAATTTGCTTCGCATTTATTTCCGGCGTTTTACATGGGCCGTCATCCAAACGCCAAGCTTATACAAACTACACACACTGGAGAACTAGCTATTCGTTTTGGTCGTAAGGCCAAGAACCTTATTGAGTCAGAAGAGTACAGCTCTGTTTTTCCACATGTTACATTGGCAGCAGATTCAAAAGCTGCAGGACGATGGGAATCAAATCATAAGGGTGAGTATTTTGCAGCTGGTGTAGGTGGAGCAATCACCGGGCGTGGTGCGGATTTATTAATTATTGATGATCCACATTCCGAGCAAGATGCTTTATCACCACATGTCCTTGATGCACATTACGAGTGGTACACTTCTGGACCAAGACAACGTTTACAACCTGGCGGTGCGATTGTTTTAGTCATGACGCGTTGGTCAGTAAAAGATCTTACTGGAAAATTACTCGAGGCCCAAAGTAAAAGCGAAGCTGCTGATCAATGGGAAGTTGTCGAGTTTCCAGCTGTTATAAATGACAAACCTATGTGGGGTAATTTTTGGACCATGGACGGTCTGAATTCTGTTAAGGCTTCCATACCATTAACTAAATGGAATGCACAATGGATGCAGCAACCTACATCCGAGGAAGGTGCACTTATAAAACGTGAGTGGTGGCGTGAGTGGGAATCCGAAAGTATTCCTAATTTAGAGTTTATTATACAATCGTATGATACAGCTTTTTCTAAGAAAGAATCTGCTGACTTTAGTGCCATAACAACATGGGGTGTATTTGAGCCGGAAGATGGTAGTGGAAAAGCATTAATTTTGTTGGATGCTAAACGTGATCGTTGGAACTTCCCTGAACTAAAAGCAGAAGCAATGGAACAATACAAGTACTGGGAGCCGGAGATGGTTATCATAGAAGCCAAGGCTTCTGGGCTACCATTAACTCATGAGTTGCAAAAGATGGGAATACCTGTTATAAATTTTACACCCTCAAAAGGAAATGACAAACACACGAGGGTAAACAGCGTGGCTCCGCTATTTGAATCAGGAGCCGTTTGGGCGCCCAAAAAAGATTTCGCTGAAGAAGTCATAGAAGAGTGTGCAGCTTTTCCCTTCGGTGATAATGATGATTACGTGGATTCGACCACGCAAGCCTTAATGAAATATAGACAAGGCTACCATGTTACGTTAAAAGATGACTTTGAAGATGATGTGAGTGAACCAACTCAGGGGAGAGTTTATTATTAATGGCAAGTGCACTAGATATTCTAAATAGCTTAGATCAGCCAGTAGAAGATATATTAGAAGAAGAAAATTATAATTTTAATACTGATGCTTTTAATAATTCAGTAGAAATGCCTTTGGAACGTTATGATCCAAATATAGGTGAAATTGGTTTTGGAATTCCAGGATCAGGAGAAGGTTTAGAATTCTTATATAACACTGCTAAAGATTTATTTAATAGAGGTTTTATAACTGAAATACCAGCAGATGATAATGTTAATACTGGTGCTTATCAAACCATGGTCCCTGACGAACGAAACGTCTTACAAGAACTTCCAGAAATTTTATCTAATTTAGAATATAGAAACATTATTGCAAATTCAGTTCTTAACACCCCTGACATGTTAGCGGATATGCTTAGCACTGGCGTTCAACTAGGTAGTGACGTAATAACTGGATATAAAAACAATGACATTCTTAGTGGATTAGATTTAGGTTATTTGGAAGAAAATGTAATCATGCCAGAATTTGCTGAATTTAAATATGATGATAAATTTAAACGAGGTGAAAAAGATTTGGAAATGGTAGGATCAGGAATTATGGCTTTTCCTCTTTACAAATACTTAAAAGGTAAATTACCACAGTTAGCACAAAAAGCTTTGGCTGCGTGGGCACCTTACACAGATAAAGTAGCTCATAGCAAAAATACAGGAAATTTTTTTAAAAATTTATTTACGGGAATGGGCGGAAGAACTTTTCCACAATTAGCAGCTACAACAGGCGCTACAGCAGGAATAGGAACTTTATTGTATTCTGGACCAGCTGGTGCAGATACTGACATAGAACCTTTTGAAGGTGTATACGCAACTAATAACAATAATAATTTTACATACAATCCTAATCCAAACATAAACACGGGAATTCAAAATAGCGACCCTGTAATTTTTGATAGCTACATGCAAGACAAGCTCGATAACTTTGAGCCAAGACCCAAGGCCCCAGGACCTCGAAACAATTACCAAGGAATGTAATGGCTGTCGCTGGAATTGGTAGAGCTTTATTAAAGTCTGTTATTAAAAGATCAAAAAATCTTCAAGAAAAAGCAATTAATAAACCTTTTTCAGAAAACTATCTTCAAAGAGCAGCACGTTATCCAGATAGAAACATACAAGCAGGAAAAAGAAAAACACCTAAATACAAAGATTCTATATCACCAAAAGCTTATGATAAACTTGTAAAAGATTTTTCTAAAGTATACAAATCTGCAGATTACGAAGGAATAGGATCATTAAAAGAAGGAATGAACACATTTGGTTCAAACTTTTTTGAAAATATAAAAAAGACAGCAAAGAAAAAAAATTTACTAGATAATAAAGATACGCTTAGAGTACAAAATTTATGGAAATCAAATCAACTAACTGGAATTGATTTTAATGATCCACGTTATTTTAATGCCCAAAATTTAGCCAATCAAAAACGTGCAGCGGTAAAAGATATTTACGATGAGATTATTAAAAAGGCACCAAAAGATGCTATTACTGGTAAGCCTATTTTACAAGGCGCAAGAGAATTATATCCAGTCAGTATAATACCTAAACTAAAAAAGAAATACCCTGATTTATTTAAAGACATTGAAAATGACATTGCAGGAAGAAGAAGTATTGGTAAAGTACTTGGACCAGCAAAAAGTGGGTCGCGCGAGCAAGTACCATACCCAGATTTTCAAAAAGTTAACACAAATATTTTTGAAGAGGCAATGTATAAGCAAGTACCTAATTTTACAGATGAAGCAAAGCTTGGTAAAATACCTCGTCAATATTTAATTGATGTTTTTAGATCAAGACCTGCTGAATTTGTCACAGGTAATCCTAAAAAAGATGCTAATAGATATTTACGTTTTTTACGTGACCAAGAATTTTTTGATCCTCAAAGTGATTATTTTTATAAAAAGAATCCAGAGTTTTTAGATTATTCTTTAATGAGACAACAACCGGCTGCAAGAGGTCAAGATTTATCCCATGATGTGCCAACTCTAATGACAACAGGAAGTACAAAATTTCCTACTCAAACCCAAACAGTTCCTTTTTCAGGAGGGGAAGTAGGTAGAACACATTATTTACCAGAAAGTATAAATAGAAGATTACAACCAAGTTTAGAAACACAAGCAATTAATGCATTGAAAACAGGAAACTATAAAAAATTTGCAGAACTTGATGAACAAATGATGGAAAATAATATTAGAACAACAATATTAGATCCTGATACAGGAGAGCTATATCCTATGGGTGGTTATGCTGAATTAGGATTTAACAGAGGAGGCAAGGTAGACGGACTCGTAGCTGGTGGCATAGCTAATATTTCGCGTAGACTTTTTTTAAAAGGCTTAGGTGCAGTTGCTGGTAAAGCAGCGTTACCTAAAACAGTCACTAATCTTTTACCCGATGTAAAAGAAGCCGTAAAAATGGATAGTGCGCCATGGATTAATAGCATGGTTAACACAGTAAAAAAAGCTGCCGACACAGGTCAAAGTTTTTCTTTAGGAAATGGGGCTAAGATAAGTTACCTTAAAGCACCACAAAACCAATACCAACCACACCAACTTAGTATTAAAACGGTAGATGGTTTTGAAGACAGAATTAATTTTAAAGAAGGTAAAAACGACATTGACATAGAGTTTGACATACGTGATGACTTTAACAATAACCAACACATTTACGTGGATAAAAAAGCGGGGACCACGGAACTTGTAGATGACAACTATTACATGACATCCCCAGAAGACTTTGCCAAAGATGATCCAATTATTTGGGATGTAAATAAGAAAGACATACGTAAAAACATGATGCTTGCTGATGAAACACCTGATGATTATATGTATGACTATATGTCTGTACCAGATGATTCAGACTATTCTTTCATGTGGGAGCGATATGTTGATTCTTTTTCTCCTTATGGTAATATATTTAAAACAAAACAATTAGCTGATAAAGAAAAAGCTAAAAAACTGTTGCAAGAAGAAATGGATGAAATGCGTTTTGAAGAACAGTTTAGAGGAGGAAATATGCACGGGTTTAATAGAGGCGGTATAATGAAAGATGTTGTACCACCACTTGATGAATATGCAGCTGGAGGTGTAGGTAGATTAATACTTAAACAAGCCCCAAAAGTTATTAATAAACTTCGTGAGTTTGCTCCACAGATTACAGGTAAACCCGGAAAACCAGCAGACTTAAAAGCTGTTAAATCGGGTGATACCTATTACACTGTTTTTGATGAAGATGGTCTAGCAATTAAAGATTTTCCTAATGAAAAAGTAGCGAGAGATTTTATTAGAAATAATGAATTTGCTGACATGTACACAATGGGTAAATCTACGGATGATACACTTACT